CAAGCGCGCATATTTTAATTCTTCGCTTCGTATTTCCACCAGTCTAACCGACATTCTATCAATTTCGTCGGTTAAAACAGACACAAGCACATCTGTGTCTTTTTTATCAAGCGTTATTTGCATCCGACATACTCCTGCATCGCTCTCGCCGCATCTTCCCATGAGTAACACACCTTAAATGCGTAAGCATGGCAAAGCGCGTCCCTAAATTCTTCCTGCTTAGGCGTTAATTTATTGTTACCAACCTTCATTTCGATAAACAGGCCGCAAGAGCCGGTGAAAACAGGCAAGAAAATATCCCACACCCCGGCCTTTGCCCCCTCGGCTTTCATTCTGGCGGCCGTCACCTTATCCCGATGACCGCCATTCGGAATAGCGAACGCTAGCTTTAAGCGCGGATCAGATTGCAAGGCGATCCATTGAAATAATGCAACCTGATGTGCGTGCTCACTACCAGATTTTGCTAGTGTCTCTGGGGTCAACATTCTACCTCCCCACAATCCAAACAAGCGGCTCGATCCAGAACGGGGCCGATATAATCCCGAACATAATAACACAATCGCGAATCGTTTCCATTGTCGTATCCTTTCCTAGTTCACTCTCAGATTTTATCCCGTAAAATTAAATTGTCAATAGCCCCCGTGCAACTTAAAACACGCCTTGTCTAATTTCGTTACGCCCCTGCCATACTCCGCAATCAGCGTCTTATAATTATTTGGGCAGTTGCGCTTATAATTCTCACGCAACCAGACCGGCACAATCATTTTGGCGTCCCCACAGTAAGCCATGGGCGCAGGACCCCAATGTTTGCGCACGCGGCGCATAAATTTCTCGGCGCTTTTTCCCACAGTCGGGTTGCGCTCTTCGCCGGGCGTCGCGTAAACGCCGCCAAACACTAGCTCGCTATCACTACTTAACATAGACTTCGTCCAGATGTTAACGTTGCCTAGATTTTGCACGTGCTCGCTATTCCAAATAGCGTCAAGCTTAGCTTTCATGGCATTATCTCCTTATCATAATCCCACAATGTGAAGCCCCACGGGGCTTCCGGTTCTAAGATCAACGCGGCTTGTTTTTACTGATCTTAAATTTTTCGTTAGGTTCGTCTTTTTGATAAATATACAGCCAGGTACTTTTATTGTATTCACTTACATCGCGAATATACATCCAATATCCGGTTATTTTGTTGTATTTCCAAAGTTTCATGGCCTTATCTCCTTATTTGTGAGCCTATCTTAAGCCCTAATATCAGCCTGTCAAGCCCTAATAACGCGATTTTTAGCCTATAAAAGGTTAATATCCTAGCGTGTGAGGTATCCAGTTACCGTGTGGTACTCAGATACCACACGACAAATCAAGCACTTACAACCGCCCTTCGCGCCACAAACGAGTAGATATGTATCTCCGTCCAATCAGCAAAATCATTGTTAAATCCTCGCAACCTATCTAGTTCCTTAGCTCCTACAATTTCCTTATTACGCCAATAATACAGCGTCCAACGTGTCTGCCGGAGCTTACCATTCTTAGCTATTAACTTAAAAAACATTTTATACTCGTCATCACAGTCTGCAACATGAAACAGAATTAATTCCTTATTTTGCTCGACTATTTCATAATAGAATCGGTCGATGCTATCCTCATATTCAATACCCTTACTTTTCTGCTTAATAACAATCGACATGACGTTTCCCTTTCCAATAAGATGGTAGCCCTATATGGGTCTGTGACATCCATAAAGGGACATGAGTGATCACGTCAAGAAAATTTTTCCAAGCCGCTACCTTTTTCGCCTCGACTACGCTTGACTTTCTCCGCACCTTATGCTATCGCTGCCCTCAGCACACGCGGTGAAGGGCAAGCGATATAGCTACGAAACAAGGTCATTTACGCTGGATTTACGCTGGCGTAAATGGATTTTTTGAAGGTTTTTCAAAGGGTTGCTCAAAAAATTTACGCTGGTCCTACGCTGGCGTAAATGGATTTTAGGACCAAAAGCTGGCGTAAATGGATTTTTTGAAGGTTTTTCAAAGGGTTGCTCAAAAAATTTACGCTGGATTTACGCCAGCCCAAGACCGCCACCACCATAATATAATGCCAACATTTTCTCCCCCTTTTTCGTTATCGCGTATTTTCTGCCTATCTTATCCACTAATTTACCAACTAACATTCGATCAAACGCTTTCTGCGCTGCACTGTGGGAACCATAACCAGAGTGTTCCGCCATTTCTGCTAATGTCGCATTCTGGTTGTTTTTTAACATCTGCAAAAGCGACATTTCTCTTTTTTCTGTGGCGTCAGTCTCTTTTGCTATATAATCGCTATTAACTGGCGATACGGTCGGAGGGGATAACGCTTTCCCATTAACATCTAGCAAACCAGAGCATTTCGTCCCTTTAATATGATAAGACAGCGGCGTGAATTCCGGGCCGCGAAATTTACCCTGCCAATGAAGCGTCGTTATCATCGTCTCTCGAACAAGGGATAACGTGAGATTTCCGTCAAGTTCATTGAGCACCGATCCACCGCCGTAAGGAACGAGATTGTCAGATTGGGCGTTTTTGACGGGGTGCGCGGCGACGACCACCGCCGGATTGCCGGGCAAACCTGTGAAAGCGCGACAGCGTCGAATGAATTCGAGCATTTCCTTATTGTTGTTAAAATCTGTCCCGTCGAAGGCCGCTTGTAATGTGTCCACGGTCACTTGAATGAATTCGACGCCCATCTTGTTTAATTCAGCAAAGGACGCTTCGGGTTTGATGTTGGCGCGAATGACCCACAGGTTGGTGAGATCGTCGACGCTCTTGCCATTGGCCACAGCGGCGGCGCAGAGCTTCATGCGAAAATCATCTGGGTTCTCGAACGTCAAATAGGCGACGGCCCCTTTTTTGACGCCGACGCCGATCTGCGCGGCGTCGCCTGAAGCTAGCGCGATGTTCTCCGCTGAAAGCCATGTCGTCTTGCCCGCGCCTGTTCCAGACGTGAGCGTGTAGAGGCTACCCCGGACAATGATGCCCTCAAGGACATATTCGAGCGGACGATACTCCGCCATGAACTCGGCGAAGCTCAGCACGATCTTTGATTGCGGCGCGAGGGACGTTTGAACACCGTTCAAGCGGGGCTGGGCGCGTTTTTCCTGCCATGACGCTAGGATGGCCTCTATTCGTGGTTGGTATGTCCTACGGGCCGCGTCTGTCGCGTCGGGAACCCAGGGGGACAGGGTTCCGCTCGCCCAGCCGCTTTTGAACGTCCTTTGCGTCTCCTCGGGGGTGTTGCCGCCTTTGGCCGCGCGCTCCAGTGCAAGATTTAAGGCGAAAGAGCGGAGCGCCTCGCCATCATGCAACCCTGCCGCGACAAGCCCGGCCAAGGTTCGCGCCTCTCGATTGATTGCGTCGTTCGAAGTTCCAGAGGGAGCGTCGATTATGCGTCGCAGCGAACGCTTGGCTGTGTTTTCCATGTGGGTAAGCTGCTCAGGCGTGAGCGTGCGAGGCGGCGCAATCACAGGCGCGGGCGGGGGCTTCTGCTGTACAGCGCTCGGCGGCGCAACAGCCCCGTTGCTCGGCATTGGCGCATCTATGATCTTCGCCGCTTCGGCAAGGAAGCCGTCGATTTGCGCTTCGGTGACGGCGGTAAGCGCGTCGCGCGAGACTTCCAGCGGGCCTTCCGGCTCCCAACGCAATTCAACGCCGGAGGGATGCGTTCCGTAAGCCACGAATTGTTGCCCGGCCCCGAGAACCTCGACTTTCTCAAACTTGTCGTCGATGTTCTTGAATGTCTTCGATACGATTGAGCGCTTATCCGGCTCGCCGATGGCCGCGCGGTAAAGCAGCGTGATGCGCGAGCTGTTTTCTCGCCAGCGCATCGGCGCTGGCCCTAGCCTGTCCAACGCCAATTGGCGCACCTTGGACGCCCGCTCTGAATCGTCAACGTCCACGTCCACGGCGCGAAGGCCGTTGCATCGAACGCCCGTGTTGAGCAGGCTCGGCACAGTGGGTAGGCTGGCGTCGCCGTCGACCCGGTCATTCCAGCCGACGTTCTTAGACGCTTTCCCGCCTGTCTGAACCGCGACGGGGACAAAACCTTGCGCCAGTAGCGCGGCGCGAGTCCGCGCTACTGCGTCAAGCATTCGCGCCACCGCAAATAAGTAACGCCTTTATGTTGGCGAAGATCAAGAATAGGTGTCGCGGAGCATTCTTCGCACGAAAAAGTTATAAATAGCCCATTGCGGCGCGGGCTTGGATTTTCAGACGCGTCCGCCGCCTCAACCTTTGTAGTTACGGTGTCGCTCGCCGTTGTGTGCAGAACGAAGGCGGCGTCCTCCGCCCGCTCGAATATATCAACCGCTTCGTGGTGTAGACACCCACCCCCGCACGATGGGCAAATCAGCCCAAACCCAAGATCGCAGTATTCATCTTCAAACTTGACTTCGCTCATTTTTACCTCCCAAGAGCAAGATATTTCTGATATCCATCAGTTCCTCTTGGTTCAGTCCATGAACCTGTAAAAAGCTGATCAAATATTGCACTGTTAGCGCCTCTTCGGAGGCGTTCGCATACATTAGCGTCACTCTGAGTTTGTTCTCGGTTCTCAGGTGATGGATTTTCAGTTCCATTTTCGCTTTTCCTTCAGCCGGCTATTTCAATCCCACGCTTTTTCGCCCGAAAACGGATTGCCTCGCGAATCGTGTCTGATACAGTGACCGCCCCGCCGCGCTCAAGCGCGAGCGCCTGGCGCAATCCCATAAGGAGTCCAGCGTCTTCCGGGCTAATCGTCGCCCCCGTGCGGAAATTGATATATTGCGAAGTTTTCGCCGGCTTAACTTTCTTCGTCACGCGCGCCATTTGTCCCTCGATTGTTAGAGTGTGGGGCGACAGAGCTACCAGCGAAAAAAAGTTGCGTCAAGCCTACAAAATAATTTGACAACGATTTTAGACGGGGGTAGAAAGAGTGTGTGAGTCGACGTGAAAGGGAAGTTTAATGTCTGAAGTTATTTGCACAACGCTTAACCGTATTCGTGTGCATGGTCCTTGTGAAGACGGTTGGCGCAAACTGCTCGACGGGCTAGGCAAGACGCGAGCCGATGACGAGCCGCTGCCTTACGCTCGCATTGTCGAAATAAACGGCCTTGACGATGCTTTTTGGGCGTGCCGCGCTGAACCGCATTACGACAAAGAATGGCGATCGTTTGCGGTTTGGTGTGCGCGACAAGTTGAGCATTTAATGAAGGATGAGCGGTCGCGCGCGGCGCTTAATGTCGCCGAGCAATACGCTAACGGGCAAGCGACCGAAGAAGAATTAGCGGCTGCTTGGGATGCTGCGCGGGCGGCTGCGCGGGCGGCTGCTTGGGCTGCTGCGGAGGCGGGGGGGGATGCGGAGGATGCTGCGCGGGCGGCTGCTTGGGCTGCTGCGGAGGCTGCGGAGGATGCTGCTTGGGAGGCTGCGGGGGATGCTGCGCGGGCGGCTGCTTGGGATGCTGCGCGGGCTGCGCAAACCAAAAAATTCCTTGAAATTGTTGGAGGTTGAAATGTCTGAAGTGAAAGTGAAAGCAACTGATCTTGTGTCGCGTTGGGAGCGGGCTAAAAGCGCGCTGGACGCTGCGAAGAAACTTGAGAGCGAACTGCGCGAGGAAATCGTCGCCGCTCACTTTCAGCAAAACTCCCCAGGAACGCATCATTTCGACACGCCCGACGGGCGCGATTTGGTTTGCGTCAAAAAGCTTAATTACAAGCTGGACAAGGCGATGACTTACGCGGCGCAGGCTGAAGTTGCGATGCTGATCGGCGCTGAACTCGCCGGCCGGCTCGTTAACTGGAAACCTGATTTGGCGCTCAAAGAGTATGGCCAGCTACCGGACGCGGCGCGAGCAATCATTGATCGCGCGCTGACGATCACACCGGCGACTCCCACACTCGAATTGAGGACAAAGAAATGAGCAAGAAAGATAGGGCGGAATGGGCTATCCTCGGCCGCGTAATAGGCACGGCGTCAGGATGGAACCAAGGCGACACCTTCGCGCTGAATCTTTACGACTTTGAACCTGCGCCAGATGTTCCTTTGCCCAAGGGGACGCCGTTCATCTGCTTTGAGAGCGGCAAGGTCGAGTATTGGAGTGAGCAAGAGCCGTTTGAAGTTGTGCAGAGCTTCGACCTACTTGACGTGCTCGCGAACGCCAGACGAAAGCAGCTTGACAATGGTTAAAATCACAAACACAAGCGCGGCGTGCGACAGGTCAGGATGTAAGGTGGTTGTCTTTGGGAAACCCAAGACAGGCAAGACCACGCTCATCAAGACGGCTCCCGCGCCGATCATCTTTTCTTCCGAGCGCGGGTTGCTCCCGCTTCGCGGCGAGAAAATCCCTGTCGTAGAGATTGTGTCCTACAAGGATTTAGAGGACGCCTTTGCGTGGGTCGCGACAAGCGCGGAAGCGCGCAACTATAAGACAATTTGTTGGGATAGCGTGACTGACACGTCGGAAGCTATCCTGGCGCACGAGAAAAAGAACAACCCTAACAAAACAAACAAGTGGGGACCATACGACAAGCTTGTTGACTTGATGACAGAGCGTCTTCGCGACGCTCGCAACATGCAGGGGCGCAATTGGTATCTGGTCTGCCAAGAGGAAATTGTGCAGATGCCAGAGGGTGGAAAAATGGCGGTCCCGTCACTACCGGGGAAGGCGTTGTTACAAAATTTGCCTTACCTTTTCGACGGAATTTTTCAGTATGTCCTTTACGTCGATCCGGCAACAGGTCAGGAGCATCGCGCGCTTAAAACGCGCGGCGACAACGTGACAATGGGAGGCGATCGGAGCGGAAACTTGGACGCTTGGGAACAACCGCACTTGGGGAACATCTTCTCCAAGATGCTCAGCTAGGAGTGTGCAATGCGAACAATCGAATGGAAGATAAACACGGGCTATGTCGGCGCGACTCACAAAGGTTCTTTCGAGGTCGAGGACGACGTAACCGATGAAGAAATCTGCGGTATGGTTCAAGAGGAAGTTTGGAACTATATCGAACTCTCGTGGAACGAAAAGAAAAAGGAGAACTGAAACATGGTCGCTTTTCAATTCAACGCATCCGGTGTCACGCCGCGTTACAGCGCGAGCGATGGGCTTCCGACGGGCAAGCATATCGTCATCATTTCGTCGAGTGAGTTCCTACCGACGAAGGATAGCACTCCGAGCGACCCTCGTTTGATGCTTGTCTTTACGCTTGAGGCTATCGATGGCCCGGCGAAGGGCGGCAAGCAAGTGGATCGGCTCAATTTGCAACATCCGAGCCAGCAGACCGTCAACATCGCCTATAGCCAGCTTGCGGCTTACTGCGCCGTGACCGGCCGACAGGGATTTAACGACACGTCCGAACTGCACAACATCCCGTTCATGATCGAAGTCGGCCCGCAGAAAAACAACGATAAATACAACGAAGTCAAAGGCGTCTACTTCACAGACGGCCGCGACGCGACTTCCGGGGCGGCTCCGGCGGCGCAGGGAGGGCAAAACTCTGTGGTCCACCCCCCTTTCGCCCCTGCGGGAACTGCTACAGCCTCACAGACTGCGCCGCAGATGGCTTATGCGCCCGTCTCGACCGTTCCTGCTAACCCACAGCCGCAGCAGTTCCAGCCCGGCCCGGTCGCCGGCGCGGCCCCTCCCTGGGCGCGCTAGTAACAGCGCGCTTGCGCCCACACGGTCTAGGTTCTGAGTAACCGTGTGGGCTTCTCTTTGGAGTTAGTGAAATGTCTAGCGAAAAAATGCAAAGATTTATCTCAAGTCTAAAAGAAGTGTATGATTGCAGTGACGAAGACGCCCAGATTTCTGTCGATATCACACGCAAGTTGCTCGAAGATATAAGGAGCGCCATCGGACGTGCTTATGCTCTTGAGCCAACATCAGCGACGTTAGCTACAATAGCGGCCGCTATTTTAAGGTCAGGCGTTGAACTAACTATAGAAGCCGCTGACGATTGTGTAGGGAGAAAAGTTTTCCGCGAGGAATTAACTCCAGTCGTCGTTAAAAGTGTGGAAACAATTATATCTGAACGATGCGAGGCGCAAAATGGCTGATGTTTTTACTTCTGTGGATCGTTCGCGAATCCTAACCATTCGCTCACATAAGTCACTTCGCGTCCTCGAACTATGGCTGGCGGAAAAGGACTATAACAATGTCTTTCCGTTCCTAGAGGATCGGCGCGGTCAGCGCATGATTGGCCTCAATTGGTTGAACCCGGACGGGACATACGAGAAGCGCGGGCTTGTCATCGTCACAGATTTAGACGTGCTCCCTGATGCAGTGGACGTTTGCAACAAGGGGCGGAAAAATGGAGCTTGACGCCGCCGCTCGTCTCGCGCTCGCCGAGGATATCAAGACAAAAATAGACGCCTATTGCGTCAAAAGTTACGCCGACGGGCACCGCTCCCATCTTGGCGCATCGCTGATCGGTCACGAATGCCCGCGCTATCTTTGGTATGTTTTCCGTTGGGCGAAGGCTGAAAAATTCGACGCTCGAATGCTGCGGCTGTTCAATCGCGGCCATCGCGAGGAAGCGCGCTTTATCGAATGGCTGCGCGGCATTGGATGGGAGGTGCGCAACGGCCCAGAAGACGACATGGACGTGGGCCTGCCTCCTAACAATGGCGGCGAACAATACCGCGTCTCGGCCGTCATGGGCCATTTCGGTGGCTCCCTAGATGGCATGGCGCGCCCCACAGAGCTTTTGCACGCTATCGAAGACGACGCAGACGCCTTCCTGCTTGAGTTCAAAACCAGCGGGACCGGCGCGGGATTTACGGCGAGTCGAGAGAACGGCGCACGCCGCGCCAAGCCAAAACACTGGGCGCAAATGTGCGTCTATGGCGCGCTGCGTAAGCTAAAATATGCAATTTACTTTATCATAAACAAGAACGACGACGACTTTCATTGCGAAGTCGTCGAGCTTGACTGGAACTATGGAAACGAGCTTGTGGGAAAAGCCCACAGCATAATTATGTCGCAGGAACCTCCAGCGCGACTGGCGCAGACGCCGGCTTTCCACGTATGCAAATATTGTCACTTCCAAGGGGTCTGCTTCCGCGATGAGCCTATGGAGCGGAACTGTAGGACGTGTGTTCACGCCACGCCTGTTGAGGGGGCGCATTGGTATTGCGGAAAATACTTTAATACGATCCCCAAGGATTTTCTGAAAACCGGCTGTGACGTGTGGGAGCAGATCGCCTAATGCGTCTCCGAGATTACCAACTTTCCGCAATCCAGGGTGTTTACGACAGGATTATTGAGGGCGCGAGCGCGCCTTTGATTGCGGCTCCGACTGGCGTTGGAAAGTCCGCGATGCTCGCCGGGCTAGTGCAGCGCACTTGCACGGAATATCCACAGACGCGGCACCTGATCTTGTCGCATGTTAAGGAACTTTTGGAGCAAGATCATGCAGCAATTAGACGCCTTTGGCCCACTGCGCCCGTTGGCCTATTTAGCGCTGGCCTTAATCGTCGCGACACTTTGCATCCTATCGTCATTGGTGGCTGTGCTAGTGTTCGGAACTGTGTTGACCGCTTCGGGCGTAGGGACTTTTGTATTATCGACGAGGCGCATCTTCTCTCCCCTACTGCGGAGACGACTTACCAGAAAATAATTGCCAAACTGAGAGAAGCTAATCCGAACCTGATCGTTGTGGGACTAACGGCTACGCCGTATCGGCGAGGAATTGGCTCGCTTTTGAACGGCGGAATTTTCGACAGTATGGCGATTGATCTGACCGACGCCAAAAGTTGGGCGCGGTTCATTGCCGAGGGCTATCTCGTGCCGCTACACGCTAAGCGGACTGAAGCGAGCATTGACGTTTCTGGTGTTGGAATATCGAACGGCGACTTTGCCGAAGGTCAGTTGCAGGCCGCGAGCGACAAGGAACAGTTAAATGAGTCTATCGCGAAAGAGATTGCAGTTGCGATGCGTTCGCGCAAGGCGGCGCTCGTCTTTTGCGCTGGAATTGAGCACGCCGAGCACATGGCCATTGCCCTTAATGCTGAGGGCGTCAACACGCGGGCAGTCCACTCCCGACTTTCTCCGCAAGATCGCGCTGCCATCCTATCGTCCTTTATGGAAGGACGCCTTGATGCAATCACAAACAACAATGTCCTGACGACTGGCTTCGATTGCCCGCGTGTCGATTTGATCGGCATGGCCCGCGCAACCGTGTCTGTGGGACTGTGGGTCCAGATGCTTGGCCGGGGAACGCGCCCCGCGCCATGTAAGGACTCGTGTCTCGTTCTCGACTTCGCCGGCAACCGTCCACGTCTCGGCCCGGTTGATGCGCCGCACATTCCAAAGCCTAAAAAGGGCGAAAAGACGGGCGAAATTCCGTGCAAGATTTGCGAACACTGTGGGTGTTACGCCCACATTTCAGCGCGCGTCTGCGAAGCCTGTGGGGAGCCGTTTCCTACCGCAACGAAGCTCAAGCAGCGCGCGGGCGAACAAGCGATCATGAGTGGAGAGGCTCCTATCGTCGAAACGTTCAATGTGTCCCGCGTCACCTATGCCCGCCACGTCAAGAAACTAGACGGCGCGGTTTCAATCCGCGTGACTTATATGTGCGGTTACAAACATTTCTCACGCTGGATTAATTTTGACGCTCCAAAAAACAAACATTTTGCACGAGAATGGTGGCGTCAATTCGTTGGCGATGATATACCAGAAAATAACGACGACGCGCTTACGCAACTAACGAAAGGCGTGGCCGTGTCACCTAAGAAAGTGCGCGTGTGGACTAACCGCCAGTTTCCGGAAATTATGGGGTATGAATTATGACTGAAGTTAAGACAAAGAGAAAACCACGCAAGCCGAAAGCCGCTCCCGAGGCGGCGAGCGATCTTGTTCTAGCTTTGCGTTGGATGATGCTTGCGCAGAAGTCGGGGAGCGGGCTCGCGTCCTACCAGACGCACTGCCGCATTGGCAGCGGATGGGCTGTGGCGTTCGACGGCGCGGTCGCAGTCGGCCATCGCGTCAATGTGGACTGGTTCGCCTGCCCACAGACAGAGCGCTTCCTCGCGGCCCTGGAGCGCTCCACAGAGGGCTTGAGCCTTGTCGTGGACGAGAGCGCCATCACGGTCAAAAGCGGCCGGCTGACCGTGCGCGTGCCCTGCGTTGACGTGCTGCCCGAGGTCGCGGCTCCGAGCCCTCAAGCTGTGGGCGTCGAGGGCCCCGCCCTGCTCGACGCGATCCGCAAAGTTCTCCCCGTCTGCAAAGAGAGCGCCGCGACCGTCCTTGAAAGCTCGATTGAACTGGCGAACGGATGCGCCACGGCGACGGATCGTATTTGCCTGTTGCAAGCGTGGCACGGCGTCGATATCCCACGAATGATCCTCCCGCGCGCCGCCGCCGTGATCCTGCTTAAGCAGGACGGTTTAACGGGGATCGAGCCCGGCGCGGACAAGGTGACGTTTTGGTTTGGCCCGGACAAATGGCTCCGCTTCAACCTTTACGATCCGACCGCTTACCCGAACGTCGCCAGGATTTTCGACGTGAAGGATAACGCGCTTCCGTTGCCGGAAGGTTTCAAAGAAGGCGTCGCCGCGCTGCTCCCACATGTGGGCGACGACGGTTTAATTCAGCTTGAAACTACAAATATGCAGACAACGAACGGCGAGGCGAAATTCAACTGTGACAGCTACATTCGCCCCTGCGATGTAATCTTTTTACACGCCGAGCGCCTCAAGCTCGTTTCCGAGATCGCCACAACCGCCGACTTCGACGCCGGTAGAAAGGTGATCTTTTACGGCGGCGGGCTGCGTGGCGCGCTATCTCATGCGGCTAAGTGATGTTCTTCGACGATCTTGAACTTGTCTCGCGTAAATCTGCGACGCTGCGAACGCCGCCGATTCCAGAAACTGGATGGCGTCCGCCGAGTGAGTTTCCAGACCTGACTAATGCGGAGGTAATTAGCTTTGATACAGAAACTAGAGAACTTGATTTCGATCACGGCCCCGGATGGGCGCGTGGAAAAGGTCACATTGTCGGAATTTCTATCGCGGCCAGATTGGCTGATCGTGGAACCTATTCCGTATATATCCCATTCCGGCACGAGATTGAAAAAGATTGGAACCGTGACGTTGGAAGTGTTCTCGGATGGATCAAACATTCTCTTAGCACACCGAGGATTCCAAAAGTAGGAGCAAACCTCCTGTATGACATCGGATGGCTCGCCGAGGAAGGCATAGAAGTTAAAGGCGATCTTTACGACGTTCAATTTGCGGAGGCGCTCCTAGACGAAACTGCGCCCGTCAATCTTGAAGCTTTGGGAAAGAAATATGTTGGCGAAGGCAAAGACAGCAATATTCTCTACGAATGGTTGTCTCAGGCTTATGGAGGACAGCCGAACGGACTTCAACGTGCTAATATTTATCGTGCTCCCCCAAGGCTGGTTGGCCCCTATGCTGAGAGCGATGCGACGCTCCCGCTTACCATACTCGAACGACAATGGCCACTACTCGCCGCCGAGGGCCTCATAGACCTATTTAAGATGGAATGCGCCAGCATTCCGATGCTCATCAAGATGCGGCAAGGCGGCGTGCGCGTTGACGTGGGCGCGGCCGAGAAGCTTCACGCTGAGCTTGGCGTGATAATCCCACAGCTTTACGGTGAACTGGCCCACATCAGTGGCGTCCATATCGAGAGCGTGAACGCCGCCGCCCAAGTCGCCCGCGTGTTCGACGCTGTGGGCGTTGCTTACCCTCGCACGGCAGACGGCGCGCCTTCCTTCCGCAAGGAATGGCTCAGCGCCCACAGTCACCCAGTCGCGGCGAAGATAAACGAAATCCGTGAGCATGAAAAAATTCGCGGGACGTTCATTGAGAGCTACATCCTAAACAGTCACAACAATGGACGACTTCATTGTCAATTTCATCCGTTGCGGGGAGAAAGCGGCGGCGCAAAGACAGGGCGCTACAGTTCGAGCGACCCAAACCTTCAGAACATTCCAACGCGAACTGAATTAGGAAAGAAAATTCGCAAGCTGTTTGTTCCCGATGAGGGCCATTTGTGTTTTGAGAAAAATGATCATTCCCAGATCGAATACAGAATGCTTGCACATTTTGCCGTTGGGCCTGGAAGCGAAGAGTTGCGCGCGACTTATCGACGCGACCCGCGCACGGATTATCACGACCGCGTTTTTCAAAAATTCTGTGCGCAAGTCGGCCTCGATTATGCCCACATGGGCAAAGAGGAAAAGGCGACGCGCAGGAAGCCGCTTAAGAACATAAATTTTGGACTAATTTACGGGCAATCGCAATCGTCGCTTGCCTACAAGGCTGGAATGTCGAAACAGGACGCCGATGAATTTTTCGAGACCTACCACGAGTCCGCGCCTTACGTGAAACCCACAATGGCGGCTATCGCGGCGAGTGTGCAAGAACTTGGTTACATTCAAACAATCCTTGGTCGTCGCGTGCGCTTCAATCTGTGGGAGCCGCGCCGGCATGAGAGAGGCGTCAAGCCGCTTCCCTATCGCGCTGCGCTCGCTGCCTATGGTTCGAACATCAAACGAGCGGGGGATTACAAAGGAACAAACTACACGTTTCAGGGGAGCGCCGCTGACGTGATGAAAGCCGGCATGTTGCGCGCCTATCGTGACGGTGTGTTTGACGTGATCGGTTTCCCAAAGATGCAAGTCCATGACGAATTAGACTTTAGCGTCATAAGTGACAATAATTTACAAAAATCTGGTTATTCTCACTTGCGGCACTGCCTCGAAAATGCTATTCCCACAGTGAGAGTTCCGCTATTCGTTGATAGCAGCCGTGGGGCTAATTGGGGGGAGTGTGACTAATGAAACTGCACCCATCTGTGATCAGAGCAGTTAACGGCGTCAGTATGGACTCAGCGTCGGAAGAGGAGGCTTGCGCCCGCCGCGTCCTGCGCGCACAGGCGCAGCCGGAGGCTATACCGGAGGAGACCGCCCTGGCCGCTCTAGAAGAGTACTACAAGGGCGCTACAGTGTTTCGGGCTGATGAAGTTAAACGCATGCGCGCCGCGCTCTCAGCCGCGCTGCTGTACATTGCGGGAGGGGAGTGATGAATAAATCTCAGTTACTCGCGCAGCTTCGAGCAGCCATGTGGGCATTGGTTGGGCTCATCGGATATGCGGATGCAAAGCGAGAGATTGAAGCTGCATTGGGGGAAATTGAGTCCAAAGAATGGGACCGCAGCGGCGGGGGAAGGTAAGCGCCAATGACCAGCAAGGATGACGCGCTCGTGGAGAGCGCGCGACGCGCAAGAGATTGGGCCGTCGCCGAGAACGACCACATTGAGCCCGAATTAGTCGCCGAACTCGCCGACGCTCTCGAAGCCCAAGCCGCGCGGGTGAATGATCTTCAGACAGACGTTCGGCATCACAAGACCTGCTTGGATGCAGCAGTAAAAATCAATGACGAATCTATGGACCGCATCGCCACCCTAGAGGCTCAACTCGCCTCGTTCAGGGAGGCTGCGAAGCCTTTCTCCTTGTTCGCAAAATCACTTCTGGAATGGCGCGCCCCGATGGGGCTCGTTCAATCCGAGTGGCCGGAACATAAACCAGTGCTTGATCGCTCGCATCCAGTTGAAGGAGCAATGGGACTAATTCAAAGGCGCAGGATTTTCAAAAGCGATTTCGAAAAACTTGCCGCCCTGGATGCTGCTGCCGCTGTTGATGGTGATGCGCAGTGGAACGCAGCGATTGAGGCGGCGGCTAAAGTTGCGGATAGACTTGTTGGAGAGTGGCACAGCGATCTCGCCGACGCATGCGCCAAACAAGCTGCGTCCGACATCCGCGCACTAAAGCGAGGCTGAAATGAAAGACGACATTGAAACGCTGCGGGATATTTGCAACCAAGTTGTGGACGACGAGCCGCGCAAACAAGCCCTCTCCGCCCTCGACCGCCTTCAGGCGAGAGTCGCTCAGCTTGAGCAATGGAAGTCGACGCTTCACAAGCAAGTCGACGACTACGCAGAGCGTTACGTTCAGGAGGGGCACAAGGTAAAGGCGTTTAGGTCCGAACGCGACTCCCTCCGCAAGTCCCTCGACGAGCGCTTCGCCGCGGACCAGCGCGCCGCTAAGGCGATCTTCGCCGAGACAGGCCGCTCGTCAGGCTTCCCGAGCGTGAAGGAGATCGTCGCGTATTACATCACCGAGGCGGAGCTGCTGAAAATTGAAAGCGCCGGAAGGCTTGCAACGTGGGCTGATTGTCGAGAGCTTCTTGTCGCTGAGCGTCGCGAGAACGGCTCCCTCCGCGTCAAGCTCGAAAGAGCGAAAGAGGCGCTGGAGCCATTCGCCAGTCTTAGCGTCCCTGAATACGTTCCAGACGACGCATTGCTTGTTTTAACAACGATTAACGGCGGGATAATCGACACGAAAGAAACGGTCACGGCGGGGGCCATTAGAACAGCCCGCGTCGTCCTCGTCGAACTCTCCGGCGTTGCGCCAGCGCAGCAGACGCCAGACTAGAGTCTGTGCTAGGCTGCGCCGTCGCCCCTCATAGGAGACTTCCAAATGAAACGCCTACTTGTACTCGTGGCGCTCGCCGCAACAGCTACGGTAGCCCCTGCCTTCGGGCAGGGCCGCTATTCACCTCCAACGCCCAAGTATACGACGCCGCCGACACCTACGCCGGGGCAAACGGTTCTTGTTCCGCCGACGCCGAACATCGCCCCTCGCAATATGCCGGACGCCAATCTTCCGACATATGGTATTCCGCCGCGACCGCCGGTTGATGCCGCGCCGGAAGACACAGCAAATTGGAACTCTGCCGCTGACCTCTATCCTACGTCCACGACGACAGGTCCGGTCAACACGCCGGCCCCGACGCCGCCGCCGACGCCGCCTGCAAATATTCCGCCAACCGTGTTGCCGCATATCACGGCGACAACGATAACTGAAGACTGCAATGTGACAAAACCTTGTTTTGCTGGAATAACAGCCCTCACGGCGGGCAATACAATTACTACCGCCACTAACTATATCTCGTTCACTGTGCCATATCTTGTGCATAGAGGAACATGCCCTACTTCTGAGTCTGTATCAATCTGGGCCGGCAATCAGTATGGAGGCAATCTGTGGCAGGCCGGTATAGTTATGCAAGCGACATTTAACGCAGCGTGTGAAGCTACATCTTGGGCCTTCACGCCTTTTTATGAAGACTTCCCTACCCAGCTTGGCCCACAGGTCTTTCCCGGAGTAACCGCCGCTCCAGGTGACGTGATTATGGTTACGATATGGAATACAAATGATCGCACAGCTAAGGCGCAATTCTCAAACATTACTAAAGCGCAGCAAACAACTATTTCATACGGAACAAAATATGACATGCTAAACCCAGCGTTTCTATGGGTCGCTGAGTCTCAGAAAAATGGCGTTCCGCCAAAGTTCGGCGTCGTGCAAGTGCGCGGGATCGCTACCGATCAGTCTGGAAAAATGTATCGTGCGGGCGATGTAACAAACGGGGATATCATACCAAAGAATATGATAAATTCTGGCGATCTATTTCCTAATTGGATATCAGTAACTAATATACAGCCGGGAGTGTTTAATCTCGACGCGCATTAAATAGTGCGCCATTGTCGCCCCGCTGGAAACGGCGGGGCGCGTAATCACCTAGTTTCCAAAAAAGATTTTGTGGACGTCCACAGCGGCGGCGAGAAGTAGCGTAAGAGTAGCAAAGAGAATTATCCTAAGCGCTTCGGCCTTTTTATCTTTGCCCACATTCTCGTTGCTAAGGCGCTTTAAGATTTCTTGTTCCGCGTCGATGCGGTTTTGGGCAAGTTTTAGAGTTGCCTGTTCGGTTTTCAACTCCGCAACAGACACCTTTATGTCGGTCTGAGTGCTCTTGAGGCTGGAAAGAACATTATCGATATTATCGATGCGAACGCGGACCATCGCCATGTTCTGGTCTGTTCGATCAATCAAGCTGTCGAGCTTGCCCATCATGACCCCTATTTTACAAGACAATGAGTCGTCTGGCATTTCGTTCCCCTCGCCCGAGA